ATTTCTAACGATTTTAGAGATCTTCGTAAGAAAACAAAAAAGAACTTCACTAAGAATGATCTATGTGACTTTATTCAGACTAAGTTAGTCGCTGTAGCAGGACCTGAGTGTCCTCCATTGCAAATAGTTCGTGTTTAGATGAAAACGACCTGGACAAGTCGTTAAACTGTTTCAACCTAACAAGTTGTTAAACTGAAAATTGGGTCTATAAGTGTAATTGACCAAAACGGTGTATAAGTTTCTTTAACTAGAGCTTGTACTTAATACTTCCGTGCTAACCAAAATGCCGAGAGACTACACGGCTCATCTTTACAGAATGATTCTTAAATGAGACATGAAGTAAAGTTACTTATAGATGTATAGTCCCGTTGATCACGGGATCCAATACAGATCATGAATAAATCTAAACAAAATGGAGGAGCCCCAAAGAGCTCAAATAATAATAATAAAAATAATAAAAATAAAAATAAGAGTAAGAAAAAGAATGAAAGAGGGAGAGAATATGCACAAATTGCAGCTCCTGTCGCTTATTCACAAAAGCAGGAATTTCCTAACCGAGAAAGAATGACCTCTCGTAGAATTAAGAATTCTGAGTTCATCTCTACAATAGTTGGTTCAACATCTTTTGACGCAAGTCAAAAGTTTGTAATTAATCCAGGACTTGTGGGAACTTTTCCTTGGCTTTCTGTCCTAGCAGCAGAATGGCAACAATATAGAATACACAGAATGTGTTTTAGATATGTTACCAGAACATCGACTTCATCAGTAGGTTCAGTGATTTTATCACCGGATTATAATGTAGTGGATGTTGCTCCTAGTAGTGAACAGATAGCTTCTAATACCCAGGATGCCGTTGAAGATGTTTGTTGGAAAAGCATAACATGTCACTTAGATGTGGCTGCTATGTTTCCCTTCGGACCTCGGAAACAGGTCAGGTCGGGTAATATCACAGGCGATTATACAACCTATGATGCAGGACGATTATTCGTTTGTGTCACAGGCCAAGGTTCGGCTGCGGATATAGGAAAATTATGGGTGGATTATGATGTGGAACTTTTTGTTCCTCAGTCATCACCTAGTCAAGTTGTTTCAAGCGGTAGTAATTCCGCTCTATTTACCCTTTCGGCAACACAGAGTTTGACAAGTGGTTCCCTAACAACTATTGCTTTTAATACTGCTCTTTTCAATAATCTCTCGATTAACAACTCAGTTGGAGTATTCACACCCCCTGCGGGAGCATACTTACTACAACTATCCTTGTCATGCGGTTTCGCTTCAAATGGAACTGACATGAAAGCGTGGGTTTATAAAAATGGAGTCCT